GATACCCGACGAAAACTATTGGGCTGCCAATGCCCCTGGTTTAACTAACAGTTCACCGCTGGAAACTATCCAAACAGTGTTGGACCAATTGCTGCCCGGTAACTCTGAGCTAAACACAGAGTTCGACAATTCGATGATTGAGTTTAGTGACTTAAAGCTCTCGCTGATAGGTTCACTGAAATGGAGCGTAAATAAGATGGTCCAATTGCTCAAACCGAGGCGTACCTTACGACCCCGTCTCAGGACATCCTGCGCACCGCCACGCCAAGCCACTACCACGCAAGCACTGCTTTCACTGAACAAACGTAATCTGGGGGCTAATCATGTCGCAGCTCCTGCCAGTTACACTGACTTTGCCGAGCAGGCTTTCGAGCACATGATGGATGTCTTTGCCGTATCCAATTGGCGTCAACGTTTAGCAAAGATGGATAAGATTGTGCCCAACGAGAAGGACGCGCTGACGTGGTTGCAGTTTCAGAATCCGTCCACTATTCGAGCTCTGGAAAAAATGGACCCTGCTTATGTGTTGCAGTACGTCAAAGAGCACATCAGCGATTACGAATTCATTCTTAAGTCTGAACCAAAGGTAGCGACGGACACCAAGCCGCAGACCAATTATGCCACGGTACAAACGGTCATGTTCCATAAGAAAGAAGTTAATGCTTTCTTCGGTCCTATGATTCGTGAAGCTGACATTCGATTCCGGAGTCTTCTGCGTCCCGAGGTGCTGTACAATAAAGGCAAGAACCTCGACCAGATCGAAGAATTTCTCAACCAAGCCTACATGCCTGCTATGGGAAACGTCATAGTCGAGAATGATTTCTCAGATTATGACCGTTCTCAAGAGAAAGTGGCCTTCGCACTCGATAAGGTTATGCTTTCCAAGTTGGGTCTCAATGCTGAGGATTTAGATACTTGGATGGCTGGTCACTATCGGAGTACGAATTTTGCGTATTCGCTGGGTTTAGTTGTTTATCTGCAGTACCAGCGTAAGTCCGGGGACGTCACTACAGCTTTCGGTAACACAGTCCTAAATATGACTGCGTTAGCGTGGAGTCTAAAGTTGAAAGCTCACGAGGTTATTTGCGCCATGTTTCTTGGCGACGACTCCTGGTATCAACTTATGGACTCTCCGTCTCTTAGAGGTAGAATAAAAGAATGTTCTACTCAAATAGCGCTCAACTTCAATGGTGACGCTAAGACGGCTTATTTCGACCGTGGCTACTTTTGTGGATATTACATCCTGGAGGTAGACGGTCGGGTCTACATGGCTGCAGACCCTGTCAAGCGAGCGGTTAAACTCGGACGCTGGGATATCAAAGATTCCAGCTTGATTCACGAAAACTGGGTTTCGTTCAAGGATTTGATGCGTAACTACGATAAGGAGTTAGTGCAAGAAGAATTGGCCAAAGCCGTTTTAGAACGGCTTCCGCCGAGTAAGAGGGGGGCTGTAAAACCCCTTATTGAGAGTCTGAATACTTTGAGGTTATCCTACAAAGAATTCGCAAATCTGTGGGAGCAAGATATCTCTACCACAGTTTATTGATTTAATCGTTTTGAAATTTTTCTCTACTCTTGCGTCTCCGTTAGCCTGAACATCTTCGCTGTAACAAACATCGTTTCCTTTCCTTTTAATCGTTATCCGATTAACCAGCTACATTTTCCTGTTTTCGAGAAAACTTTAAAATCACAAAAATATTGATATTCTTGCATTTTAGTTTGCTTTGTTGCCGGTCCTGACCCACCTCCAGTCAACATGCTTCGTTTCCGCACCGAACCTTTGTCTTTTTCGCTTGACCAGCATATGCACACTTCCGTCCAGAAGTGGATTGGTGGTGGTGACCATGAAGCGGCTCTGTTCGGCCACGTCGTGCTCTTCACTCAAGACAAGATGAAGAAATGGAACGTTTCAGTTCACTCTGTCCGCAGCTTTCCGACTTTCCACAGGCAAGTCTTGGACTTCATCGAATCGTCCGACCCCGATCTTCGCAAGGCCTCTAGGCGTAAGTTCGAGAAAGGTAACTATCAGGGTAGATACGCTCAACCCGGGGAATACAGTGACCAGGGACAATTTATTCCTGCCGGTTCGAGCAGGTCGAACAAAGAGAACGTACCTCCGCCCAAACCTCCGCATTCGGATTCTCCTGATTCGCGCAAGAAACAAGAATCTCGCGCAAGTAGTCAATCTCGTGAGAAGGAACGCGAGTCTTCGAACTCCGCTAGCAACCAAGCCCCAGATTCGTCCAGGAATCAGGGTGCGGAACATAAGAGGGAAAACGTGT